AAACAAAGGACAAAACACTATGAACACTTTTTTTAGTTTTACAACAATATTAGCAGCTATTTTAGCTGTTGGTGCAATAGAAGATTGTGGAGGCGCTTGTGCCGGACAAGAAAACTGGATGATGTTTGGAATAATGGTTGCCATTATGGCCATATCTGGTATAATGACTGTATTAACTATGAAGAAAGGACAATAACACTATGACAATTGTAAATCAAACTGCTACAACACTTGACGAAGGAATTAAAAACTTGATGGCTGGCGCTAAAGCTGACTATGTTAAATGGTCAACTTCTGGTGGCAAAGAGTTGTCAGGTTATTCTAAAGAACAAGTTGAACAATGGGATAACAAAACAAAAATCAAAAACGGTAAAAAGTACATTAAGATTGTACAAGATACTGGTGTTTTTTGTTTTATCGTAAAAGAAGATTTTAAACACTTCAAAAAAGGTGATGTGTTGAAAGCCGCTGGTTACAATGCACCTGCTTTGAACTCTGCAAGAGGTAATGTTCTTGCTGGTAATTATCCTATCAGATGGACTGGTCCTCTTTATCTAAAATAATTTCAATTTAATTTCATTTGAGGCTTGACAATCAAGCCTCAATCATTCATAATACATCATCTGCTCGTAGCTCAGCTGGATTAGAGCAACAGCCTTCTAAGCTGTGGGTCGTAGGTTCGAGTCCTACCGAGCAGGCCAAATTCTAGGAGTTGTCATGGAACAACCACATCTAAATCAGTTTATTACCGAGTTTTATGCTCGTATTGAATATGAGCGAGGTAACATAGACTATGCGACCATGGTGAAATTGGTAAACACAACAGACTTAAAATCTGTCGGCAACTGCCTTCCCGGTTCGAGTCCGGGTGGTCGCACCAGTCTATGGGATTGTTTTGACGAAAAGATGTAAGGGTTATATCCCTTGCATCCTCGGGTCATTTGTAAAAATGTTTTTCTTTGCCTTTGGTCTGGCAATACTATCTTTACTTCTTTTTCTTAACTGAGCTTTAGAAGAGATTTCTTTTTGTTTCTCTTTTCTTAAAGCTCGTAGGTCTCTAATTAAGTCCATACTAACTCCTTTAAAAAGAGCGTTTCTTCAACCTTTGTGGTTTACTTCCGTCCGTTTCAGGATAAACGATTAATAATTATTTATATCAGCACATTGTACAACAATCATCACCACATTTGTGTTCTAAAACTGTGGCAACTAAATGTACTCTATCAAACTCTGAACCGTTAAAGAAGTTATGATATTTGGTATTGTCTGTAATGTAACCGTCACCATTGGCTGGCATATGAAATGATGTATCTTCTATGACCATTCGACAACCAACATTTGTAATGATAGGAATATGTAATCTCATCTCCGGGTCACGGTGCCACGATAAACAAGACCTTGGTGGTTTCATTAAGAAACGAACTCTACCAACTTTGAATTTTGATTTAATAAGATTATAAACTTCTTCTACATAAGTGCCTTCAAACTCAGGACACAATTCAGTATAAAGATGTTCTTGTACTGGTTCTAATCTTTGTTCTTCTACATTCGTGGTGTCTGGATATGTCCAAAATAGTCCACGAACATTACCGCCTGTAATTGAGTTTTCGTCTCCAGGAATTCGGTTTATGCATATGGCATTAAAATCTCGTAGCGTCTTATCGTCTGTACGAAATCCTAATTTGCTCCTAAAGTCAAAGTAGGTTTTACCTAATTTGTCAATATCAATGCCGAGCTTGTATGAAGTGTAATGTTGCATACACTTATTTAGGTATGCAACACTAGATTGATTATGCTATGTAATGAATCGATATTACAATACCAACTGATACTAACAATCCAAAAATCATTTTTAGAAAGTCTTTACCAATAATTGGGAAAACATATTTTAGTTTGTAGTCTTCAACCATTGACGCAATTGCCAATTCTCTACCACATAATAAACCAACAAAGACCCAAGTTGTTGACATTGGTATATCATTGTATTGTTTAAAGTATAATAAGATAAACGCATAAAAGAAATCAATGATACAGGCACTACGAATAAATCTAGTACCTCTTTTATCTAATACAATCTTTTGTATCTTACCACCTTTTTCATAGAACACATAAAATAATAATGCTGATAATAATACACAAACAAATATTAATAAGTCTAAAGGTAATTCTCTAGGTAAAAAGACGGCTATGTTAGCCATGTCATGCGACAACCAAGTATACCATAAGAAGCCTGTTGTAAACCATTGACCTACTCGCCATGCTGTAGGATGTTTTACAATATCATATTTTTCGTTTATAAATTTAGATATAACAATCCATGCACCGTAAGCTATGATGGCCGCTAATGCGTAACCCATAATAGACTTCACTAACATTTTTTCTAATACAAATGCCGAAGCAAATGCTGATAACACTAGAAAAGAAGTAGATACAGGAATACCAACTCTTGTTAATACTAATAAAATTGCCGGTGCTACGGCATGATACCATTGTGGTTCAATCCACGGTATCTTGTTTAATCGTCCAAATGTAATGTCACCACCATTGATGTACCAACCATATGTTAATGTACCACACAATACAAGTGAAGCTGCACCTGCAAGATAATACCATTTAAATTTTTCTGAATTGGAAGCAATGAAAGTACCAAGAGTTTGGACACTATCGTTGGCAATTACTGAATAGGACGCCAACATAAAACCTAGTAAAGCATATAAAGATAATAATTCCATAATCCACCTTTTTGGTTATACACTTTTATTTATTGAAATCATTTTACTTGTAACAAAAGTTTCACACTTGACAAACTCAACTAAATAGTATAAAGTGGAGATATTATGAAAAAGTATATACAAGTATATGATGATGTGTTACCAAAATATCAATGTGACGCATTAATAGAAAAATTTGAAATCAATAAAGACCAACAAGTGTCAACTGATTTAGAAGGCCATCGCCATTTTACCGAAATCAACATCAATCAACATAAAGATTGGGAAACCTTTGTACAAGGTTTGTATGGTAATTTAAGACCATATGTTGATAGATATAAACAAGATTGTGATATAAAAGAAAAACAATGGCCAGAGAAATTTGGTTTTGAACAAATACGATTTAAACGATATTTACCTAATGATAAAGATGAGTTTAAAGAACATGTAGATGTAGGCGACTATAATAGTGCTAGAAGATTTTTAGTATTCTTTTTATATCTTAATGATAACTTTGCTGGTCAAACTTCTTTTAGTGAATACGATAGACATGTACGACCAGAGGCAGGTAGACTATTAATGTTTCCACCTACATGGACATATTTACATACAGGTCACAAGCCAATAAAAACGCCGAAGTATATCATTGGTTCTTATTTGCATTACATTTAAGACATAATAGCTTTCTCAAAGTAACAAAGAGAATCCGAGTCTCCGACGCTTAAATAGTATCGTGACTTTAATAAGGAGAATAAGATGTTTAACCTCACAGAAAAATCAAAAGACTTTTTACTTAATATTGGTAACCTGTTTACTAATGACGATAATACTACAGACGCTGGCCTTAAAAGCTTCTGCAAGGCAGAGTATGGTAAAGAATGGTACTTTGCGTATACCACTTATAAAACAGATGGTCGTTTTCCCCACTATTCAGTTAAGAAGTAATTTTAATTACACTACAATAAGTAATAAAGTAAAATACAAAGAACATGATAACAACGGTCTTTATTTGCCGTTTAGTTTGTAAGTCCATTCTTATATTTAGAAACATGCCTTCCTAGGTACTCTGGAGGTCCTCTGGAGAACGCACACCGTTATATATAATAGTACAGAGCTTGACATCATGCGACAAATGGTGTATAGTGTAAGTATGACTAAAAAAAGATATTTCCATGAAGTAATAGAAGAAGAACAAAAGATATTAGATATTGGTCTTAAACAATCTAAACAAAACAAAAAAGAAAGACTTGATAAAGAGAAGTCTTTACATGAGTTACTTATGGAAGGCTTTAGAGAAGAACAACGCCAACGAGAATTAGAAGAAGATGATGATTAAAGGTTGTATCGGGTTTAGTTATATAAGTGGCCGTCTATTAGGTGATATGTTAATAGTAAAAGGTAAGAGAGTAATATCTGTACCATTACCTTGGTTTGTTATACCGTATATGAGCAGACTTTGGACACGAAAAAATATCCTCGGAAAATTTCTATTTAAAGAAAGTACCAAAGACTTCCAGTCCATAGTAAGCTAAAACTAGCCATACTATTCCCTTAATAAGAAAGAACCAAAAAGAGAGTTTGAGTATGTTTTTTATCTTGGACATATGTTTAATGGATGTTATTGCATTTATAGTTTAGCGAATCAGCTGGCTTTTATAAAGCGCTTTTTTCTGGTGGTTTTATGGATTTAAGTCTATTCGACTACCTCTATGAATAACTGTGCCTGTTGTATTACTCTGTTTATTACCTGATATTGTCTCTGTCTTATTGCCTCGCACATCTAAATTCATATTACCACCAATCTTCATATTGTAATCGCCTGCCACATTGGTGTTTAACTTACCGTCTTTAAGTACCACATTCATATCGCCTTTGTCTATTTGTATATTAATATTGGCGTTAGGACCTACTTGTATATCGTAATGATTATCTGTCGCACCATCTTTGTTAATGTATAACTTGTGCCTGCCACCTATAGTAATATCTGTATTGCCTTCAATTACCACTTGCCTTTTGCCTGATACTATGTTATAATGGTCGCCTTTAACTATATCAACCTGGTTACCATCCTTGTCTATCTCATATGAGGTGCCTGTTCTATGCGCCTGATATATTCTTTCATTGTCTAGTGTGTCGTCTATTTCAAAGACATGACCTGATTCGCTTTCAAATACATGATTATATGGATAAACGGCGGCGTAAGGTATATCAGGCTGGTTCCATGTGTCACCATCTGAGGCAGTAATCTCTGTGCTGACATGTTCCTCTACTGGTACTACATCAAAGTCGGCAGTTGGGACGCCAGTCTTCCTTGTTAATTTTCGTAATTCTAAACCTAAATGAGGGTTTGCCGTATCATTGGTTGCCAGTCTATTTGTATCCACCTCATCTTTATACTTAGGGTAAACACCGTTAGGGTCATAGAAACCTTTATTTACATCTGCCAATTCAGCTGGCTTGCCTGTTAAAGTTCCGATTACCATTGGTTCTTGCATTGCGTAACCATCTCTAAAGTAACCAAACACCCATGTGCCTTCAACAATAAAACCTGGAGAAGAACCTAAACCTGATATACCACTAGAAGTAATCGGATGAATCAGTTGCGACCATGGTAAGTCACTTGTAGGCAGGTCATCTTTGTTATCTGTATGAATACCCACACAACGCACTCTGAGACGACCAAGTTTCTGTGGGTCTTGCCGGTCTTCAACTACGCCGTTGAACCATATAAAGTTGTTTTTTCCTAAAAAATTGTTGTCGTACATTTTATTTTTTACCGATATTTGTCTGCTTTTAATCCACTCACCATACGCATTAATTAACTATTTACAAATAGTTTACGCACTCTGTTTACCACCTTAGTATATATCACTTTCCCTTTATTAATCAATACAATAAGACTGCGCCAGCACGCCGTAGGCGCCGT